GTTTCCCTTAAAGAAAGGAGAAACACAGTTCGTTTGGCAGAAATTATGCGCCAAAATGTACTTGTCAATGGTGATGCTATGCTTTTTAAGTGTACCAAAACTTTTCATGACAAATACTTTTTACCATGTTGTGAAGATGCTGGTTTTAAGATTAGTGTTGGAAAACACTATCTTTCTCCTTATTTTTGTATGATGAATTCTCAGACCTTCATAGAACGCTCTGTTAAGGGCATTCGAAGTATGGTTAAGAGAACTTATCTTTCTCAAAAAGTGATAACCGGTATCTCTCTTAAAGGTGGTGAATCCGACTCTACTCCCCTTTTGGCCGCTCGCGACCTCAATAGGATGGTTCTAAACTTACCTTGGTCCGCTTGTTGCGTTCCTCAATGTTTGTCTAGATTTAAGAATCGTTGTTTTGGAAAATATTTCCGTCCTTGTTGGTATCTTCCAAGTCACCTTGGTGGCTTTGGTTTAGATCCTTCATTTGCGCCTGAAGATTGGGTTAGAAACCTATCTCGGGCACAAAGACGAATGGCTTCCCAGTTTGTTTCAAGTCCTGAGTTACAGCTGTTTTCTCGAGAAGGATTTTCTCTCCCTCTTGCGAAATTTGCTGGTACGGTCTTGAATCCCAGACTGGTGATTGGAGAATATGTTCCTCGTGATTTTGAAGAGCTATTTGATGAAGATCCTTGGGTTGCACGTATTGCTTATGCTTTTCGTGCCACTGGACAGGTTCAGACAGGAAATTCCTGTTCTAACTATGCGCCAAATTTCATTAAAACAAAATTTGGCCATCATCTTCATCCTATGTCTCTCCGTGGTATCTGTGATTATTGGAAAGCCCGATGTTTTACCACTAAGAAATCACCTTGCCCTCCTCTCGCCCCGATCTTTCCTTATAAAGGTCGATCTGACCGAGTCCTATATCGTCATACTTATTCAGTGATGCACAAGGGATCTTATGGTCTAATTCATTATGAATATAAGACCGTTGATGTCCATGCACCAGAACCCCCCATAGGGGTGGATGAGTATTACGATGTGGTTGGATTGTAGATTGAAGGGATTGACCCGAGCATGTCATAAAACTGCCCATTGGGTTTCTATCAGTAATAGTCCAAAACGTTTTCTCTACCTTTTCTGGTAAAGATGTAAAGAATTACGTGCTAAATGTCACTATGTGGCTAAAATGCCGAGAGACTACACGGAACTCCCGATTTGTTTATACTTATCGGTTTGATAGAGATGAATAGTCCCGCTTGGTTTGCGGAATCCAATACTAAACCAATGCCTCGAAAATCCCGAAATGCCAAAATGACTAGACCTAAGTCCGCGGTGCTTACGAGCACTGATACGAATGGTCCCTTGTCTAGGCTCTTCAAATTGGCGAAGAATCCCAA